TTAAACACGATCTATAAGGAGAATAACAATGAGTAGAGATAGAGTAACGGTAGAGCTAGAAGAGTACCTAAACACACAAGAAGAAGATTACGTAGACCCTGCGGAGCGTAGGCAAGAGATGGCTGAACGTGCAGCAGACGAAGCTATGTCTACGTGGGATGTTGAATGAAAGTAGTAATTGAGCTTAGCGAAGAAGACGGCGAAGAAGTGATAGAGCTAGGCCAACAACTGTTGGATGTTGTTGCTCGGCTAGAAAAGTTAGAGACGCGCCTTGAGGCTTTGCTAGATGAAACATAGCACCCAAGTTATCCACGGCGTAGAGAACGCTATTGCGCTAGCAGATAAGCTAGAAGCTGAAACGGGTACAAGTTACGAGGTGGTAAACTTTAGGATGCTGCTTGAAGGCCACCAGTTATTACAAGACGTGGGCGAAGAAGAAGTTATTAAATACTTAAATCAGGGGAAACATAAAGGCGAAGACTGCTTAGTGATGGACGGCCCATGTTTTTGGATGCTGAACATGCTAATAATGCAGGCTTTTAAATCAAGGGAGGCACTGCACTAATGAGCTTACCCCACGCTACAGGTGATCTGAGTACTAACGTATGCCCTAAGTGCAAAGAAACTTCTGAGCAAGTGCTTAACATGCAGACACAGAAGCGAGTGGGGTGGTACTGCTTAAAGTGTTATTACTTTGAAGAAGCTATCCTTAGAGAAACAGTTATACCTAAAGTTACAAAACAGCCAACAATTAAAGCGGGAGGTGGGGAATGATACTAATAGCAATAGCAATATACGGAGCTTTCTTGGTAGTGGGGTGGTTGGTATGACTGAACTAAGCGCATCAACAAAGTATTGGAAAGATAAGTACAGGGGTGCAGTGTCGGCACTGGTTGTGGTTGGGGTGATAGCCTTAGCTTTGGTGGTAGCGTTGGGTGTACTGTTTGCACAAAACCCGCCTGCCGTAGTCTTAGAAAAACCGGCGTTCGACTTTAACGGACAGAAGTGTTCAACGCTACGGCAAGAACCTGAGTTTAGCTATCGAGTAGACCGACAGACTGTGACACTTACTATCGAGTGTTCGCCAGAAATTATGCTGCACTACTTTGAAGCTACGCCGGAGAAAACACAATGACCCTACTACTAGTATCCCTAGCTTGCATAGCCGCCGTAACCATAGTCATAGTGATGACTTCATGAACACGAGAGAATTCTACACAGGCACTAACTAATGGTGAAAAACGAGAAAGAATTACAGCGCGAGAAGGTAGCACAAGACATCCGAAATTATTTAGCTAGGGGTGGCGTAATAAGAACCTATGCTTACGGCGAGAGTGTCGTTGAAGTTAGAAAAGATAACGCTGTTTGGGAAAAGAAACTGAGAGTATTACCTGATAAACGGAAAACAAAATGACAGCTTGGTCTTATAGCAGCTTAAGTACATTTAAACAGTGCCCCAAGAAGTACTACCACTTGCGGGTAGCTAAGGACGTTAAAGATACGGGTAGCTTCGCTATGCGCTATGGCAACGAGGTGCATAAAGCCGCTGAGTTGTACATAAAAGACGGGGAAGACATCCCTAAGAAGTTTGACTTTATAACTGATACGCTCAACGCCCTGAAGAAAATCCCGGGAGAAAAACATTGCGAGCTAAGGTTCGGTGTCTCTTACGACGGAGAGGAGTATACCCCATGCACTTTCTTCGACCGAAAGAAGGAAGTATGGTGGCGAGGAATTGCTGACCTAGTTATCGTACACGAAGACAGAGCTTTTCTGGTGGACTATAAGACAGGTAAGAATGCAAAGTATGCGGATACTGCACAGCTTGATGCACTTGCTGCTGCTACGTTCTTACACTTCCCCGAAGTTAACACTATTAAGTCTGCTCTGGCGTATGTAGTGAGCAACGAGTTCATACGCAAAGAGCATCACAGAGAGCTTATCAAGTCGTACTTTGCTACCTTCCAGCCTGATCTTGACCGCTTAGCAGGTGCGGAAGAGTCTGACGTTTGGAATGCAGTTAGTGGCCCGCTGTGTGCGTATTGCCCCGTAAAAAAATGCCCCCACAATAGGAAGTAGCTATGCGTAATGTACGTGACCCCAATACTATAAACCTTTTCATGGAGTACGATAGGCGTGACGCTCCGAGGTGTAACGTAGATTGGTGGTCAAAAGGGCACGGAGATGATCCCAAGATTTGTCGTGCTTGGTTTGCGGACATGCGTACCTTTCTAAGTGAACCGCTAATCCATACTTTAAAAAGCCCCGGCTCTCCTCAATACTCTATGGTCCATTTAGCTTTGCTAAAAGATTTATACCGAGCGATGTTTAACGCAGAGCCGACAAAAGGATTTACCCACAAACTTATAGGCAGCCACAAGCCTATTGAATACTGGCAGTGGGATATTTTTGAGCAGGTACAGTGGAGGGTTGCCAACGGTGTACACCCCAACGAAGTAATTGGCGAGATGAAAAGATTTCATTGGCGGTGTATTGATCGTGAAGATGTAGTACACCCGAACTGGAACAACAACTTAGAGATACGGAGGGAATGGCAAACCTTACGGATGCAAGTTTTGGAAGCCTATAAAGCAACGTGTGCGGCTTGCGGCAGGAGCTACAAAGAACATGGAGTATCGGTGCATGTAGACCACATAGTGCCTAAGTCGCACGAGCCTAAATTAGCACTGAGTTTTGGCAACCTTCAAGTACTTTGCGAAGAGTGCAACATGGGCAAGAGCAATAAGTTCCGTACTGATTGGCGACCTACCGTATTTAATGGAAGAGAAATACACGAATACTTAAAATATTAGGAGATAAACAATGAGAAAGCCAAGAGATTACAAGGCCGAGTACGCTAAGTACCAAGGTACACCAGAGCAAAAGAAGAATCGTGCGACACGCAATGCTGCGCGTAATACCCTAATGGCTAGCGGTGCAGTGGCTAAGGGAGATGGTAAGCACGTCAACCACAAGACTCCTATCTCTAAGGGAGGGGGTAACGCACCTAGTAACTTATCGGTTAAGACTGAGGCGAACAACTCTTCTTTCCCCCGGACTAGTAGTGGTGCAATGAAAGCTAAGAAAGGTGGCGTTGTAAAGGCGCGTAAAAAATAATGCGAGTAATAGACAACAAAGCTTTAGTACTTAAAACAAAACGCCCGCATCTAGTGACCGAGCCAATAGCGAAGCACAAAACTGTGATCATTAAAGAGGAACAGGGGGTATACGAGGTTGCCATTAAGTGGGACTTAGAGACAGCTCAAGTTCTTGCGGGCCTGAAGATTAAAGAAGTGCCCTCTCCTATCGAGCGAGACTACAAATGGACAGGCAAGTTAGAGCCGTTTGACCACCAGAAGGATACCTCTGGATTCCTAACACTCCACAAGAAAGCCTTTTGCTTTAACGAACAAGGCACAGGTAAGACAGCCAGTGTTATATGGGCTACCGACTACCTAATGAAGATAGGCAGGATCAAGCGAGTGCTAGTCATTTGCCCCCTATCCATTATGAAGTCCGCATGGCAGCAGGACTTATTTAAGTTCGCCATGCACCGGAGTTGTTCAGTGGCTCATGGCTCTGCGGATATTAGGCGCAAAGTCCTAGCGGAAGATTGCGAGTTCGTCATCATAAACTTTGATGGTGTTGCAGTAATCAAAGAAGAAATACAGAACGCTAAGTTCGACATGGTTGTTATTGATGAAGCCAACGCTTACAAGAATGCGCAGACTGACCGATGGAAAACGCTAAGAGACTTAGTTGCTGACACCGAATGGCTATGGATGTTAACTGGTACACCCGCAGCACAGTCTCCTGTGGATGCGTTTGGGCTTGCGAAGTTAATAAATCCAGACGGCGTGCCTAAGTACTTCGGAGCGTTCCGAGACAAGGTTATGTACAAGGCTACTCAATACGTATGGCGACCCAAGCCCGATGCAGACAAGACGGTGCATGAAGCCCTCCAACCGGCTATTCGGTTCGAGCGAGCGCAGTGCCTTGACCTTCCACCACTTACCTTTGTGGAACGGGATGCCCCGCTAACAAAGCAGCAAGAGAAATACTATAACCTCCTTAAGCAACAGATGACTATGGAAGCTGGGGGCGAACAGGTAACCTCAGTAAATGCAGCTACAAACCTAAACAAGCTGTTGCAAATATCTGGAGGGGCGGTATACACAGACGAGAGGCAAGTTCTTGAGTTCGATGTGAGCAACCGTCTGAAGATTATCCTTGAGGTAATAGAGGAGTCAAGCCACAAGGTGTTAGTGTTCGTGCCTTTCACGCATACCATTAATTTACTTAATGATTTCCTCACTAAGAAAAAGATAAGCTGTGAGATTATATCCGGCAAAGTATCGGTTAATAAGAGAACAGAGATAATAAAAGAGTTCCAAGAAAAGGAAACGCCGCAAGTGCTTATCATCCAACCACAAGCTGCTTCGCATGGGCTTACTCTAACCGCTGCCAACACAATAATTTGGTACGCTCCCGTTACTAGCGTAGAAACTTACCTGCAAGCTAACGCTCGCATCAATCGTCCGGGCCAGCATAACCCCATGACCATCGTACACATACAGGGAAGCGAGGTTGAGGCTAAGCTGTATGGGATGCTTCAGAACAACATAACCAACCACAGTAAAATAATTGATCTCTACCGCAACGAATTAAACCTAAACTCTTGACATTGTAAAGTACAGGCCTATACTACTCTCCCGACTAAGAAAAAGGAGTAGGTATGTCTGACTTAACAGTTGACAAATTAGTCGCTATCTACATCAAGATACGCGGCGCGATTAAAGAAAAAGACGACGAAATAAAGCTATTCAAAGAGCAGCAAGAGTTCGTCGCTGAAAAGCTACTGGCCCTTTGTAGTGAGCAAAACTTAGACAGCATGAAAACTACCGAGGGTACTATTACTCGGAGGGTTTCCTCCAACTACTGGACAAGTGATTGGGAAGCTATGTACAAGTTCATTGAGGCTAACGATGCTTATCATTTACTGGAGAAGCGAATTCATAATACCAATATGAAA